CAGTTTCTCTTTGTCTAGCATCAGCTTCATTCATTTGAATACCAGCATTTTGTGAACTAGTTTGATTCATAATTCCAGTATTCATTCTATCATATTCTGCTTTAATACCGGCTATTCCAACACCTCTTTTTAAACTTTCAGCACCAGCTAAACTATTCATTTGAGCTAGGTATTCTCCAGAACTGGTAGCACTATTTCTAATAGCATTTCTAGCATTATTAAATGAAGTACTTGTAGCATTATTCATAGCAGTAATAGCTGGTCTAGGATTAGCTAAATAAGGTGTAACTCGTTGAAAATTAACTTCATCACCTCCTTTTAAACCTTGTGCAATATTAAAAGCATCTCCAGCTAATTGAGGTAAAATATTACCATAATTAGGTTTATTAGAGAAAACATTAGAATTAACACTAGTTGGATTATTTGTAATATTTGAAGTTATAGATGGATTAATAGCATTGTTATTATTAAAAGTCGGAGTAGATAAACCACTATCTTTGCTTACAGTAGGACTAGATAATATAGGTTCTGTTGAACCATCTAAATTAACAAATCCTTCATCAGTTACATTTGATGGAGTAAACTTTAAATCATTCATTAATAATGAAGTAGCTCTATCATCACTCATAGGATGGTTAGGACTTATTCCTCCTCCCCAAACATATTTCTTTTTTAATTTACCACCATTCATAAAACTATTATAATTCATATCATTTTTTGCTTTTTCATTAAAAGCAATTAATTTTTTATTTTCAAAACTTTTACCCATAGCATCAATTTTATTATCTCTAAAATATTTTTTTTCTATAGCTCTACTTTTATCAGCTATTGTTTGTTTTTTATTATACATAATATCAGCAGAAGCTACATAAGATTGTTTTTTACCATTATCATCTATATATTTTATTATAGTTTCATTTCCTTGAACTTCATTGTTTCCACCATCAGCTAAAGTTACACCACCTTTAGAATGGGGGTTTCCTTTTATATCAACTAATTTATTATTTTCTGGTACTTGTAAAAGTGGCCCTCCATTCATAAACTGATTACTTACAAAGTTACCAGCTTTACTTCCTAACATACCTCCTAACATACCTCCAATAGAAGTACCTACTCCAGGAGCTATAATACTTCCAATAGCCATACCAGCTACTGAACCTAATGTGGAGCCTAATTGTCCTCCTTGTTGGAAAGTTTTAGTATTTCTACCTTTAATATATAAATTAGGATGTCCTAATGTTTTATATTCACTTGGTAAATGGTTATCATTAGAAAGGTGATTCATAATACTTCCAGTTTCTTTAAATAATCTTCTATAATCATAATAATGTTCTGGATCATCAGGATTAGGTGAATTACCAGTTTTTTGAGAATATAATTTATATTCTTTTTGGAAAGCATTTTCTTCTAAAGGATTTAACTTACCACCATTCTTAAATTCTTGTATTCCTGATTTATCTCCTGAATTAATATAACCTGTTGGTTTTTTCATTTTTTCTAATTGTTTACCTGCTGTATAATTTTGTACAACAGTATTTGATTTAGGTATTTCTGGTACTATTATATTACCAGCTAACTTAGGTTGTATAAAAGTATTTATAGGTTTATAACCTATTGGTTTAATAGCTTCTAACTTAGGTTTATCTTCAAGAATAACTGGTTGAACTGGTTTTTTATATTCTTCAGCTGAATTACCAGGACTTGATTCATATTTTAATACAGGTTCTGGATATTTACCATTTAGTTTTTGTAGATCTTTATAAGCTTGTAATCCTTTTAGATATTTAGGAGTTTTTTTACTTTTTTCTGAATAATCATACCATAGATTTCCAACTGTTGTTTTATCTTTATATGTTTTTTCTAATTCTTTTAATCTATTAATATCTCCTTGAACACCATTAAACAAACTCAGACTATCGTTATAAGTTTTTAATCTAGGATCATTCTTATCATTAACTATTATAGGTTTCTTTTTATCTTGTGGCATATCTTAATGTATTGATTGTCTATAAAATGTTGTTATTGGATGTAATATAAATCTCTTATTATCTTCATTACTAAAAGTTACTTGAGTTTGTAAATATAAATCTCTTAATCTAGGTTTAGATAAAGTAGAGTAAGTAGCATTAGCTAAATCTCTTTGTATTTGTATCTTCCAATCTCTTTCAACTTTGTTAATATTAGTTTGAGGCACAAGAGTTATTACACCTGTATCTTGATTTTCTGTTGTATGTTGAATATAATCTATTGTATCTAAGTTAAGTAATACATTATTAGTATCATAAACTTCAGTTTGAAATTGTTGATTATCCCAAACTTTAGTTAAAGTAGGATTTTCATTAGTTAAGAACTTAACAAAGCTTGGATAATATTCCCCATAAAACTTACCATACTCACCTTTATTATGCCAGTAACAATTATCTTGATCTGAACTAAATAATTTAGTATTTAATCTAAAATATAATCTAGGTCTAAAACTATACAAACTTTCAAAAGCTTGTAATTTCTCATTATATCCTACAGTAAAATCATTTTGACCATTACCTAAGAATGTAAAGTAAACTGTCTGATACTCTAAGTCATAAATAGCATGTACTCCAAATCCAGTTAAAGTAGTATCTACTTTATTAGTTTGATTGATAGTAGTTTGTAACTTGCTAAATAATCCTAAGTTATCTGATATACATTCTAAACCTTCTCCTAATCTGAAAAGTTTTTTTAAATTACCATCATAATGATAAATAGCTTGATTAGTATTAACTACTGCAAATTGATGTTGTGTACCAGTTTCCTTAGTAACATAATCATATCTTGATAATAGCTTACCATTAGATAACACTACATTACCATTATCACTAGCTACAGCACTCCTCTCATTAGTAGAAGCAATACCTATACCATTAGTTTGATAGAAGAATAATTTATTCTTATTAACTAATATCTCTTGAATAGGGCCTTGAGTACCTTCCACATCTATATAATCAACAAATTGAAAATCTCTCCAACTGTCAACTACTTCACCATCTATCTTTCTTTTAGAGTGCCATATTCTATTAGTATATTTATCTACTTCATTTTCATATAATAAACTAGCTGGTACATAACTATTAATATTATATCTTTGATTAAATACTTCATTGAATATAAAATCAGATAATAAAAATCTTTTAGTTTTTAAAACATCAGCAGCAGGTTCTACTTTAACTCTAGTAACCTTTTCTATAACTTTCTTAAATAACTTTCTAACTCTACTCTTTCTAGCATCTACTTTAAACTCAGCATTTTCTTCTAGTTCATCAGGACTTAAATCATTAATTACATGTTGACCCTCTCTTAAAGTAAAATTAAAATCAGCTTCACAAGGAAATATTTCATACATTCCTTTTTTAGTTCTAATAGGTTTTTGGTAACCTTCAGGATTAATCTGCTCATAATAGTAACAGTAGTTAACTGCTCCATAAGCTCCTACATAAGCATCACCTAAATTAGCTTTAATATTAAATGATTTATCTCCTACTCTAGTTATCAATGAAAAATATTCACTAGCTGGTATATAAGTATTATTAGCTCTACTAGAATATCCTACACCGTTATACTGGTTTCTACCGTTAGGTCTATTATAAGAAATTGTAAAATCTCCTCCATAATCTACATTTCTAATTGTATTAGCAGCATCGTGTAACAAGATATTAAAGTTATTTGACTCAGTGTCTTCCACTGAAAATTGAGAATAATTAGTTAACCCATTACCTCCTAATTCTATTTCACTAGTAAATAAATGTTTCTTATCACCTATACCTAATACTTTCTCACTTCTGCCAAAATTAATAATAAAGTTAAATACAGCTCCTTGATTAAAACCATTAATACTACTTATAATAGATTGTATATCATTATTAAATACACTACTATCAATTATATTTCCAGCATGATTAACAGATGGTAATCTATTAATAAAACTATTAGATATAATAAAATCTAAATCACCAGAATCTGAATTTGGAGAATAAGTTAATAAACTATCGAAACCTGTACCAAGTAATTCAGCAGGTTTCAATACTTTTTGATTTTTTATATATATTCTTCTAGAGTTTCTATCAGCAACAGAACTCCAATTAAATGTTTGACCATTATACCATTTTCTAATATATGCTGAACTATCTATAGGATTAAATATACCTACAGTAGTATCTCTATGTATTTCATTGATTAACTTTTGGTTATTATGAAATCCTTGAATAGGTCTTAAAAAATCTCCTTGTCTATATTTATAAGTATTAAAATCTATTATTGGAGAAATAGTATAACCTATTAATCCATTTCCATAAGAAGAGTTTATATTACTTTCAGCAAAACCTTTACCTAAAGTTAACATATTTTTATGAATACCTGCTACTTTTTTATCAAATATGTTTTGCATATTTTCTTTTAAAGAAGCTAGTATTAATTCTATTACTTTAGGGCCTAATAGTTTTATTACTGTAGATGAAAATCCTGGTATAGATGATAATATACCAGATTTCATATTGGTTACACCTTCTAAAATAGAACTTATCATTTGAGATAAGTATTCTGGATTAGTAAGTCTTTCCCAATTAACTGTAGTATTGCTTAACAATTCTGATATAAAACTAGCAAAAGCATTACATACTTTATCAGCTAAATTTTCTTTTATATCAAAAGGATCAAAAGAACCTGATCCAGTACCACCTACTAAATTATCTATATGTCGTCTAATTACTCCTGTAGCTATACCAGCTATAACAGCAACAGCTTCATCTTTTCCAAAGTTAGCTGGAGGCTGCTTAAAGAAAGACTCAAATCCTCCAGTAACACCTGTACCAAATCTAGTTTTATCTTTCTCTTTTCTTTCTACATAAACTATTCTAAATCCACTTATTTCTTTAGCTAAAGCTTGAGGTATAGTTACATCAAAATCTATATAAGTAGAATATACATATAAATTATCTCCAATATAATTAGATAATAAAGAATAACCATTACCACCAAATTCATTGAAATCAGGCATCTTTATATCACCTATCCAATTAACATAAGAAGCTTGTCCTTTTTTATTATAAAAAGTTAAACCAAATCTATATACTTCTCCTCTTTGCCAAGATACCAAACAACTAGCTTTATAAGGAGATTTCATTGAACTGAAACTTCCATTATTACTATGTGTATGTCCTGGTGAGAATACAGGTAAGTTATTGCTATCCACCTCAGTTTTAATAAAAGGAGGTTTGTTAGCTTGTGAATTACTATTAGTATCTACTATTAATTGAGTAGTTCCAAAAGTATATTGGATATTAGGACCAGAACCTCCAGGTGTAACTCCATCAGCTCTATACTTATATTGTTGATTGTTATACCAATCTTCAGGAGTACCTCCAGGATTTAATCCAAATATTTTACCACTATCATCATTATAAGGATTAATTACATCTAACTTTAAATCAGTAGGATAATTAGCCTCAGTAAAAGTATTAGTAGTATTGTCTAATTCATAAGTAGTAGCTTGTTGTAACTGATTAAATCTATAAGCTCTGTAATCAACATCTACTTTAAATTCAGTATTAGTAGTATTAGCAACATATAAAGTGTTTTCTTTAATATCTAAAGTCTTTACTTTTTCAAATGGTGCATATAATATATTAAAATCATCTACATTTAATAAAAATGTATCATCATATAATTCAGTTAATGTATCATTTAAATTTTCATACAGAGAAATTTCTTTATAAGGATAAACATATATCTCAGGAATATTAGGCTCAGAATAATAAATTAAAGCATATTGAATCATTTGATAATCATTATCTACTTTATTAATGTAGAAATCAATACCTTTTTGAGAACTCTTTAATTCTTTAGTATCAGTAGTAGCTTCCTTATCAGTAGAATATTCTATAGTATTATCTCTAGGATAATCCAATTCTGAGTTATATTCATCTCCTTCAATAACATCTATTAGGTTAGAACAAGTGCTAAACTTAGTTAAGACACCAGCTTTACTTAATAACCTATAAGCTATTTGATACTTACCTTCAGGTAAATCACCAGTAATTAGTTTATTAATAACTGGGGTATCTAGATTAGCTTCAGATACTATATCTAAAGTTCTTACAGGTGTTTGTATAATATCAGATAGAGCTCCAATTGTATTAATTGTTCTTAAAGGATTTAATCCATCAGCCCAATATAATCTAGTAAAGTTTTCATTTTCATATTTACCTACTATCTTAGGTCTATTATCTAAACTAATATTAAGATACCTATTATACATTAAATGAGCAAAAGTATTTAATAATATACCATTACTAGCATTAACTATTTCATCTCCTAAATCAAAGTTAAATCTCCATATTTGAAGATAACCTTTATCATTAGAATTATTTAAAGTATTGCTTGTAGTAAATACAAAGCATCTATCATTTATTTCAATACCTCCAATAGGTATAAAATTTACTTGTGTAGGAATTGTAACAGGATATTCTCCAGTTGTTTCATAAGTTCTAGCATCTATCTGAGTAGGAAATTGAACTTGTAATTTATTACCTTTCTTATTTTGTATAACAATAGAACTTAACCCAGAATCTGTTAATAAAGTAATATTTAAAGCATCTAAATAATTACCTTCTTTATAAACAGATTTAGCTAAATCTTGGTTAATACCTTTATTCCAAGTATTTATAGTTTTTTGTTCAGTACTCATTATAATAAGTAATTATCTCTATTATTAAATCTATTACCAAAAGGCATTTGTGATTCT